AGCTCCTACATCAAAAGAAAATAGATTTGATCCTGGGCCGGATCGGGCGCCCAGATCCGCTTGTTTTGCCGCTCGACCAGACGCACGCCGTCGCGCGTGATGCAGATGTTTTGCCAGTGGTCCATATCGACCCCGGCAAAGCGCGTGCCGCACACGATGCCCAGCGGCCAGTTGAGGCGCTGTTTCGATCGGCCGGCCAGGTAGTCATTAGCATGCAGGCGGCGCTGGGCGGCCACGAGATCGAGCGATTGCTCCTCGCACTCGTACAGATGCGGAACAAAGGGCGCATCCGGCTCGGTGACCAAAAACGCGGCCACGTCGGCGGTTTCCGGCAGCCACCACTCGGGGTCGGACAGTACGATGAATTCCAGTCGGGGCCAGATGGCGGCGAGTTGGGCGCGGATGGTTTCGCTGGATACGATCATGGCTATGCCTCCTGCAGGGAGATGATCTGCGCCAGGGTGGTGCCCGGCGCCGCGGCGTCGCATTTTGCGCCAAAATCCCAGCGCACGCTCTCGGGGTCGGCGGACTTCAGGATCTCGGCCTTCCTGGAGTAGTAGTACTTCAGGACCACGCCCTTGATCCAATCGAAGATCTGCTTGCAGGCGGCGCGCTGGGCCGCGGTGCTGTCCGGGTCGCTGTACAGGGCCTGAAGGGTGATCTGGGTGGGCTGCGGATAGTCGTGCGTGACGAAAATATAATGGTGCATGTCGAATTCGAGCCTGCGCCAAATGGCGTCGCGGTCGACCACCCATTCCTGGATGCCTTCATCCCATACGGAATATGGGGTCGGCGGCGTGGATGCGGCGATTTGCGCTTTGATGCGCTGCTGTTCCGCCTGGTAGACGGACAGGTAGGAGCCGGACAGGGTCGCCAGGGCGGACCCTGTGACCTTCGCGTTGGGCTTGCCGTCGTTGTATTCGATCTCGGCGAAGGTATCGTAAATCTGGATGGCGTGGACGTTGTCCGGAGCGCCCACGGCAACGTGCAAAAAATCGCCGTCCAGGCCGATGACGCCGTCGGCGGGTATGATCGTCATCCGCATATCAGCTTCCTCCTGTTCTCGATGGCCCGCACCAGCAGGTCCAGCCCGCTTTTGTTGTCCGCCATTTCGTTCCTGAAGCTCTCCACGGCAGCGCCGGTCTGGCGGGACTCTTTGGCGTTTTCGATCAGCAGTACCGGCAGCCAGGCAACGGCGCAGCCGTATTCATCGATCTCCTTGCCCGTCTGCGGATCGGTCCCCAGGACATGGGTAAACCATCCGCAGTCGAATTTGCGGCACGGCTTGAACCCGTCGAGCGGGCAGCTGTCTTTGGGTTTGAGTTGCATCCGTTCCTCCCCGCTAGTTTTTGGTGGCCATGATCACATCCAGGTATTTCACCGCCAGGTTGATCGTGTGGTCGTGGCTGCCGCCGCCGCCGACCGCTTGCGACGGCCCCAATGTCGGCGTCGCGCCCGAACCCGCCAGAGTGTAGTTTTGCTCGCCGCCGTAGATATTGCCTGCGCGGGAAACATGATTCGAGGCGGTTAAAGCCGATGCGGACGAGTCATTCGCGACCGTGTCGTGCGGGTGCGACGGCATCTGCGCGGTGGACAGGGTCGTCGCGCCCACCGAGGTGTTGGCGAAGGCGGCCGTAAAGTCGACCGATCCTCCGCTTCCGGCCGCCCCGGACACGACCCGCAGCGCTTTGTTGTTATCGGTGACCACTTTGGTCCACCCGGTGGGCGCGGTGCTCTGCCTCCAGACTGTCGTGGACCCGGACGGGATCACAGCGGCCGCGATCATGGCCTGTATGGCCTGGCGCAGCTGCATATCGTCTTCGTCGCTCAACTCCATTGCCACGAATTCGATAGGCTCGATCAGCTCCCGCTGGACGGCGTTGAGCCATTTGCTCCACACTTCGGTGGCGAGGATGCCAAGCCCGTCGTCTCCGTCCGTGAATTCGCCCGCGCCGGTCGCGTTGGGGGAATCTATTTTATGCAATGGAATTCTCCTTTGTTAGCCGCCGTACCCGAACAACAGGATCAGGTGGCCGGGATTGGCCTGGCGGATGGTGCACTCCAGCAGATCGTTGCCCCATTGGCGGATCCGGTCGCCGGCCCGGTTCCGGCCGGCGCGGAACCAGCGCACGGTGGTCGCCGGCGCGTTGACGCGCCACACGGTGGGGTCGCCGCCAACGTTTTCGGTGATGGTGACGTCGTAGCCCACGGATTTGGCCAGATCGATGAAAAAACCCGGACGCTGGTCGCCGATGAAAAAGACCCTCGCCATCAGCGCCTGGCGGCGTTCGCCGAGCGTGCCCAGTGCGCTGGCGCACGGTCCGGGCAGCCCCTTGGAGGTCTCCCACTCAGGCAGTATTTCGATGCACCGGGATGGGTCCATTTCGGATAGCAGGTCGTCGCCGCGCTCGTGGATGCGCGCGCACTCTTCGGCCAAGCCCTCGGCCATGCGGTGCATCCAGGAGGCGTTGTCACGCGGCCAGGCGCGTCCGGGCGGCAGCAGCGCCGCTATGAGCCCGGTGTATCGGTCCCGCAGGGTTACGCCCATGTGATCTCTCCCATGACGGCAATGGCCCCGGCCGCGGGCGTGACGTCGGCGGCCGGGACGGTCAACACGTGATCCTCTTCTCCGGCGGCCACGCTGATGGCCTCGCGGATGTGGCTGATTCTGATCGTGCCGCCCGGCTCGGCCTCGCGGCGCAACAGATCGGCCAATTCGGCCGCGATGGCGTCCTTTACGGCCTGGGTATTGGGCCCCGGGGCAATGGTGAAGTCGATCGGCGCCTCGGCCGGCGCGTCCACGACCAGAGTCACGTTGACCGCCCGGCCCACGGTTTGTCCGGTGGCGGGATCGGTATGCTCCTCCAGGTAGGCGGCCACCTCGGCGATCTTGGCCGCGTTGGGGACGATGCCGCCTTCCTGGTCGTCGCAGACGAACAGCACGGTCAGTGATCCGGCGGCCGGTGTGGCTTCATACGCCCATGCGCGCGTGACGGCGGCGACCTCCTCTGCCCAGATTTCGTAGACCACGCGATTGGCGCCGGTGATGAAGGCGGCCTCCCGCTTGACGATGCGCTGGCGATAGGCCTCGATGGATTCGATGTCCGCGCCCCCCGCCAGGCCGCCGGCAGCCACGATGGCGGTGGCATTGACGCCGGCGATGGGCGAAACGATGGAGACGGTGGCGTCCTGCTCTGCGTTCGCCGCCGCGCCGGCCTCGACCGCCGCGACCGTGACCGTGGCGACGCCTTCGGCGATGACGGCCTCGGCGGTGGTGGCGTACTCTGTGCCGTCGTCCTTATGCCACAGGGTGCCGGCCGGGATCACGGCGCCGCTGGTGCCGGTGACGGCGATATTGCCGACGGCCCACGACGCCGGCTTGCGGATCACGCCGCGCATGGTGCCGAAACGCAACAGCCAGGCGTCGTCCTGGGTATCGGGCAGGATCTGGCGGCTGATCCACTCCTGGTGGCCGTAGATTCCGTGGGCCAGACCGGCCAGGACGCGGGCATACACGGCGTTGACCCGGCGGCGCAGCCCGGACAGCGCATCGGAAAAACGGCTGTTCAAATCCGCCGTAACGCGCGAGATGAGCGTTTTCAAATCCGGTCGATCAAACGGCATGGCGCAATTTCCTCAATCAAATATTGGCGCGCCGGACTCATCGAGTACGAGTCCGCCGCCTTCATCGGTGATGATTTCTCCGGCCTGCGCGCCGACGGCCTGCACGGTGTAGGTGGTCACGCGGCCGGGCGTCTCCTGGATACGGATTTCGAGCGCCAGGACGCCGTCGGACGGATTTTTGGCCGAGACATCCACCGTTTGCGCGACGCCGTCGTCGATGAGCCACTGCAGTGCCTCGGCGGCATAGGTTTCGGCGCGGCGAAGCACGGAGGACAGCTGCTTTTCCCGGTCCAGCAGCCAAAGGCGCGATCCGAGAAGGTCGCCGTCGCGTTCCGGGTAGATGTCGCCCCACCAGCCGCGGCGATCGTCCGTGCCGTCGGGGATTTCGTCGTCGGGCTCGGCGCGTCGGTCGGTGAACAGCGAGACGATCACCGCCGTTTTAAGGCTGTCGTCGGTGACCGCTTCTGCGTCCAGATCGATGAGGCCGTCCCTATAGGTGAGTGCCAGGTCGCTCATTCATCCCGCCTACATCTGCTCGTTGGGCACGCCGGTAACGCTGCCGGTTTCGTCGTGATCGTGCTCGTTGTAGACCTCCCGCATGCCGGCCATCGATTTGGCGTCAGCGGCCACGCTGTCGCTGATGTCCAGTTGGGCCTCGATGGCGCCGGCGGCCGCGACCAGCGGGGTGGCCAGGTCGCAGCGGGTCGCGGCGTTGACGGTCATCTGGTCGGTGTTGATCTCCACCAGGGCGGCCGCGTTGACGCGCAGCGTCTGGGTGTCGATCTCCACCAACCGGCCGCTTCGCATGATGATCGTGTCGCCCTCGTGGGTGTAAAGGGCCAGCTCCCCGGGCTGCAGGCCCTGCTTGCGGTAACGCCGGTCGCCGTCGGCCACCACCACCATGTGGTTGCGGTCGCCGCCGATGGCGATGCCGATCGCCTCCGCGCCGGATAGGGGCACGGACGAAAACCCGTAGTGCTGGTAGCGCTCGCACTCCTTGACCTCTCCGGACAGCAGTTGCAGCTGCACGCCCTGCTCCTTGAGCCCGTCGTTCACCAGCTTGATCACGCCCCGAGCGCACAGCAGGCGGATCTGGCGCCATACGGGGGCAAATGCCCTTGCGAACATGCGTTCGATGGTCATTTCCACGGTCAGCCTGCCGCTCCCGGAAAGGCGAAGCTGCCCGCCTCTTCCTTGATGGTGATGGGCTTGAGCCCCTCGGGCGGGCACAGTTCCAGCTCGGCCAGTGTCCCGCTGTCCCCTTTGGACAGCAACACGGCCGCGATCAGCATGTCTCCGTCGATCCGCAGCCACTCGGAGGTCACGCGCACCAGCGTGTTGGGCCGCCATAGTCCGCCAGGGTGGGACCAGCCCTGCACGGCGACCGCCGCCCGCGTGGATCTGCCGCGGCGCACGGCCGCTTCCCACAGGGCGCGCTTTCTTAGCGCCGCAGTGTCTCCGGCCGATTCGGAGATAAGGATGAGCGGCCGGTGGCGAATCACGCCCGGATCCGCGGCCGATCCCATCGGGCTGGCGTTTTGCTCCGGCGTGCCAGCGTCTCCGAACCCGATGTCCATGCCCTTGACGATATAGGTGTTGTAGCGCTCACGGTGTGAGCGCACGGCCGCGGCCCGCAGGATGTTTTCGCCCTGCACCAGGCGCACCGGCACGCGCGCCGTGCCCGGCCCGGTGATCACGAGCCCGCCCAGGCTGTCGCTCATCGGCAGCACGCCGCGGTACCGGCACAGGCGCTCGATGGCGTCGAAGGCGGTTTCGCCGGGCTGCAGGGAAAACGTCCTGAATCGCGCGCCGGTATCGGTCCCGGCCGCCACGGTCACGGGGATGCCGAACGGTTTGCAGATGACGGTCGCGATCTGCAGCAGGGTCTGATTTTCCCAGCGTCCGGGCGTGTTGGCGGCCGAGCAGTCCACCAGGTCGCCAGCGGCGTCGCGGCCATTGACCGATATCCGGTGGTCGCGCTCGTCGTACCGGGGCAGATCGTCGTCCACGTACCCGGTGATGACCACCGTGCCGTCGATGGACAGCGCGCAACGGTCGCCCGGGTCGATGGGCCACGGCTCGTCCTGTCCGGACCAGCGCTCGGTCAGGGTCAGGGCGAACCGGCCGCTGGCCTGCTCCATGCCGCGCTGGACGCGCACCTCCTGCCAGCCCGCGTAGCGGCGGTCATTGACCGTGAGGACGACCTCAGACACTGAGCACCTCCAGTTCGCGGCCGCCGGGCACGAAGCCCGGATGGGCGATGCCGTTGCGCGCAACGATGTCTGCGTCGCGGGCCGCGCCGCCGTAAAGACGGTGGGCCAGGACCAGGGCGGGCAGGTCGGCGGGCAGCGTGATGCGCCGGATGGCCGGCAGCCCCGGCCGGTTGCCCAGGTCTGCGATCAGGGCCGCGCGCAGGCCGCACAGGGCGTCGTAGAGGGCGTCGGCCGCAGTGAGGCATACCGTATCGATCTGATCCGAGATCGCGAGGCGCTCGGCGTCTGCGGCCTGCTGGCTGTCGTAATCGGCGGCGCTCGCCACCCGGGCCGCCGCGATCGTTGCGCCGGCCGCGAACGCATCGGACAGGGCCGACCGGTTTTCGGACTGGACCACGCGGTTGGGCGTGGCGAGCGGCACCGTGCCATTACTGCCGGAAAAGGAAAAGAAGCTCTTGAGCGCCGACAGCGCCAGCAAGGGGCGCTCGGCGGCGGTGACGATGTCGCCCCAGATGGTGGTCAGCGATTGGACCAGGTCGATGGGGTCGCGCACGAGCGAGGCGGCGCTCTGGGTCAGGGCGTTCAGATCCTCCATCAGGCCCGTGGCGGCGGCCAGTTCGGGCAGGCCGGTCACGGCCCGATGGATCGCGCCGGCCATCGCCTCCACCTGGGCCACCGCGTCGGCGCCGATGAAGCTGGGGCGTCCGGCCACATCCAGGCGATCTTTAAGCTGTCCGGCAAGGGCCTGCGTTGCCGCCTGAGATTTTTCCTCGACGACCCGGCGGCCATCGGCGCTGTCGGCCGGGTATCGGGCGTCGCCGGCCGCGCCGAACAGCACGAAAAAGCGGGCCGTGCCACCCCTGCGCGTGGATTCTCGCGGGCCGCGGGCGGAGAGCACCTCGACCTTGAGCTGGCCCAGGGTGGGATGCACCAGGATGCCGGGCCCGGGCGCGTCCAAAGCTGCGGTGAGCCGGTCGCGCCAGCCCATGTAGTCGCTGCCGGCCACCATGATCTCCAGGGACCAGACACGGGTCCGGCGGCCCAGGTCCTCGATGAAGGGCAGATCGCGGCCGGGATACTCGTGCACGACCTTGCGGCGGCCCAACTCGCCGTCGCTGTCGACGTACAGGAACGGCACGCCCCGGAAGCTGCCCTTTTCGTATTCATCGAAGACGCTCACCGCTGGCCTCCCATCGTGCGTCCGGTGTCGACGTCCAGATCCAGGTTTTCACCGCTCATGTGGGCGATCCTCAGTTGATTCTGATGATCGATGGTGATTTTCAGTTCGCCCGCCATTTTGGTTTCTTCGAGTTTTCGGATGGTGCTCTCGATCAGGTCGTTGACCCCGCGATAGTTGGCGCCTGAGGGGTCGCGCCGGTCCAGCTCGGCCTGGATGAGCCGGGATTGATACGATCCGGGCCCGCCGCCCATGACGTTGTTCCGCGCGAGCATCTCCTGCAGGGTTTTGGTGGAGTAGCCGCGGACCTGCGAACCTGAAATGGCTTTGGCGACGGATTCGCTCGCGGCTGCGATGGCTGTCGCCGCCACGGCTGGCGCCAGCGCCGCCGCCGTGGCGGCCGCCGTTCCCAGCCCGCCGGCCGCGGCGGCTCCGGTGGTCGTGCCGGCTGCGGCAGCTCCCGCGCGCCCGAAAAACGTGCGGTTCGGCGCTCCGAATCCCTTGTTGACAATATAGACGGGCACCACGCCGGGGGGCAGCCCGGCAACGCCCGGAAGCCCCATGCCGCCGCCGGTCGCGCCGACCGGACCGGTCTTACCGAACATGCCCATCAGGCCCCGGCCGCCGCGGTAGATCATCCGCGCGCCGATCGCGCCGGCGCCGATGATGCCGATCCACTTGGCGATATCCATCCAGCGCTGCAGGGCGCCGGGTTCCAGGCCGTTGAGCGCGTCGGCCAGCCGGGCGACCGGACCGGCCAGCTCGCTGTCGGCGAACTTGCGGTACGAGGTGTACAGATAGGTCATCGCCGAGTTGAAATCCTTGGCCGCCCGGGCGCTGTCGACCAGCACGGTGGTGCCGTCGGCCTGCACGTTGTAGAACTGGTCAAGGCTGGCGACGCCGCCGGTGCGCTGGAACTCGGCGGCCGCGGCGTTGAAGGCGCGGATGGCCTCAGCGTCGAAGACTTTGGATAGGGCGACTTTGCTGCCCCTGGTCTTTTTAATGATCTCTTCCATGATAACCGGAAGTGATCGCATCTGGGTGGTTGACCCCGGCTCGAAGATCTTGATGCCGCCACCCTCCAGGATCTTGAGTTTGTCGGCGTCGCCCAGTGTACGCACCAGGGCCTCGAAAGCGGTGGCGGCCATCTCCGATGATCCAGTTCCCTGGCGGATCACCTGCAGGGCGGCCCCCATCTCGCGGATGGCGGGCAGCCCGGTGCGGCCCATCGCCGTGTAGGCCGTGACCACGCGCGGTCCCAACGCGGCCAGGTTTTGCAGAGTGAAGGCGCCCGCCTTGCCCTGGACGGTCAAAATGTCCAGGGCCTTGAGCACTTCGTCCGGATCGGTCAGGCCCATCTTCTGGAACTCGGCCGCGATGCCGCCGATGGAGAGGCCCTCGGCGCCGGTGGCCTGGATGGCGGCGGCCAGGTTGCGCAGGTTGTCTTCGGCGAATTTCAGGTCGCCGGTTTTCTCCACGATCTCTTCGATGGCGGCGGTCAACTGGCCCGGATCGATGCGGATGTCCGGCGCCTGGGACACCTCGAAGATCCTGCGCTTGAGCCGGTCCACTTCTTCGGCGCCGCGATTGGCCTGGATGCCCAGGCGGGTGAACCGGGCCTCAAGATTGCCCACCATGCGCAGCGTCCCGATGGCCCCGCCGCCGAACAGAAAGGCGGTGTAGCGGTTGCCCAGCCGGTCGATGCCCCGGCCGAAGGCTCCCAGCCCGCGATTCATCATGGATATGGCGCGCGCGCCACGCTGGCCGATCATCTCCACGTCGCGAGCGTAGCGCCGGGCCTGTCCGGGCAGGTTGCCGGTGAGGCTTAAAATCAGGTTGGTGCGCAGGTCGCTCATCTACTCATCTTTATCCGGGTACAGGGCCCGGTAATGTTGCAGCAGTTTTCGGCAGCTCAGGGCGGCAACCTCCGCGCGCGTCCAACCGACACGCACGGAGACGGCCAGGAGCATGGTTTCAGTCGGTTCCCTGGCTGCCAGCCAGACGCCCCCGGTTGGCCGCCGCCTGGGCCGCGCCGTGGTCGAGGGCGCCGGATGCGTTGCGCAGGGCGGCCAGGTCCCGGCCGGAGAGCCGGCGCAGTTCGGCCATGCTCAAGGGGCCTTTGTGATCGCCGATGCGAACGATCTGGCGGCACAGCAGCTCCATGTCGGTAACCGTGGGGCTGGCCACCAGGGCGGGCCCCTGCTCGGTGTAGACCACCTTTTCGGCGGCGGCGCAGGCGTCGATCAGGTCGCCGGCGGTGTACTCCTTCAACTCGGCCAGTTTGTTGGCCACATCGCCGACGGTCAGGCCGTCTACGAGCATGATGGTGGTGTTGGCCATATCACTTCATCTCCTGTGCGGGCGGCCCCTCGATGACGATCTTCGATCCGCCGTTGTTGCCGCCGGTGATGGGCGGCGGATCGACCACGTAGGCGTGGTTGACGACGTAGACCTGGCCGGTGTCGCATTCGAAAATGGCGGTGACGTCGTCGGCCCGGCGCAGGGCGTCGAGGGAAAAATCCTTGTCTACCACCAGGTCGCACTCGATGCGGGAGACCTTGCGGCTTTCGGAAAAATAGCCGGGCTGGTCCGATTCGATCGAGGTGCGCACCGGACCGCCCGGATCGAGGCTGGCGCCCGGCTTGCTGTGCAACAGATTGCCGTCCATTTTGACTTTGACGATACCGATACTTTTGGGCATTGCTTTTTCCTCCTGGAAGACGGGAGCGGCCCGTGCCGCCCCCGCGGAAGCATTACAGGATGAACTGGATCAGGGCCGCGAAGACCCTGAACTGGTTGACCAGGTCGGGCGACACCAGCACGTCCACGCGGTTGCGGTCGTTGGCGTTTCTCTCCACCACCAGGTCGGCCTTGAACTGGTCCAGGTTTTCGATCAGGCCGGCGGCGGCCCACTCCTCGGCCAGGGCGATGATTTCGGCCCGGATCATTTTGGGCGTCACGATGGCCTGGCCGGGGCCGTAATCGATGCCGTCGTCGGCCAGCTTGTGGCGCGGATATTTTTGCGTGATGCGCGCCCTTAAGGAGTAGCGCAGGTACTGCAAGGTCGCCGGCGTGGTGATGTCCAGGTAGCTCGGATCGGGCAGGCCGTAAGCGTTTTCCTGGTACATGGTGATCAGGCGCAGGATGCGGATCACCCCTCCGGCATCTACGTTCCAGGCGCTCATGCCATCCCATAACAACAGGTTGAGCTCCTCGCCGGTCCAGCGGTTGGTTTCCGGCGGCGGCTTGAGACCGGTCAGGGGCAGGGTCTGCATGGGCCTGGCGGGATCGATCGGCAGGCTGAACGCGGCCTGTGCGGCGGTCTTTGCGGCCCATATGTAGGACGGATCGGGGTTGACGCCCGTGGGCATGCAACTGATGAACGGCGAGTTTCTGCCGTTGCCGAACGTGGTGGCCTCCGACAGCGTGCCGCGGTAAGCGCAGTAGGCCAGGCCGTCGATCTGGCGGGTGCCGCTCCAGCGGCTTAGCAGTTCGGCTTCCAGGGCGGTCAGGTTGGCCGCGTCGGTGTACGGCATGACGATGGCCTGGAACCATTGATCGCCCATCGCGGCGATGGCGTCGGCGACGTCCGGGTTGGCCGACCCGCCGCTCATGGCCGCCAGCTCGGCGGTGACGCCGGCGGGCGTTGCGTCCTCGGAGTAGTAATTGAGCCGCAGGTCGATGTCGTTGCCCGTCAGGCCCTTGTGCCGGGCGGTGTAGGTGACCACCGCGTCCACGGCCGCGGCGGTGACCGGCAGCGTTTCGTCGGCCATGACTGCGGCGGCATGGGCCGCCGCGATCTGGGCGTCGGTCATGCCGGCGGTGATGGCGGTGCGCACCCGGTCGCCGCCGATATAGTGCGCCAGCGTGCCCGCTGCGGTTGCCGGCCCGGTAAAGGTGCAGGTGCCGGTGGCGGCCACGCCGGCGGCATCGTCGGCCAGCACGATGGCCCAGCAGTCGACGGAGCGGTTGAGCGACTTGAACTGCTCGATCATGCGCGCCAGCATGGAGCCGGCGCCGAACAGGGCGATGGCGGCTCCGGCGGTGGGCACCTGGACGAGCGTGTTGACGGGGGCCGCGCCGCCGGCCAGCTTCTGGCCGGTGAAAAGAACGCGGTACTGCATGGCCGGAGTGCCCACCACGGCCCGGGAGTTGTCAAACTCCACGTAGGCCAGCGGGACTCGAAGGTTGCTCGGGATAGTGGTGAAATTGATCATTTGCTTTTACCTCCCTTGGCCGGGGTTGGGGCGACCACGTCGCCGTCGCGCAGGCGCCGACGCCAGTAAGTGGTGTCGGGCTTTTGCTCGCCCTCGTAGGACAGCGGCTGGCCGGTCTGCGGATCGCGCACGATCAGGCCCTTTCTGGCGGGTTTGACAAACAGTTGTTTCACGGTGTGCCTCCTTCAAGTTCGATGGTGTCGATCGGTTGCGGTTCGCCGTCCTGGCCGCCGTCCACGTCCCAGGCGGCCACGACGCTCAGCAGGTCGTCGAGGGCCTGTCCGGGCGCCGGCCGCTCGGTTTCGAAGCCGGTGGAAAATTCGATCTGGTAGACGCCGATGCCCTTGTCGGCCAGGTCGGCGTCGGTGATGTTGTAAAAGCGCTCGGGCACGATCGGTTCGATATCCAGCCCGAGGGTCTGCAGGGCGATCAGCCCGACGATGGTCTCCACGATGGCCACGGCGCCCTGGCGGCGTTTGCGGTCGCTGGCGAAGTTTTTGAATGCCACGGCCACCAGGATGCGCGGCCGCCACTCGATGAGCTGTTCCGAGATCTTCCGGAAAGCGCCGTTTTCGATGGCCACGAAGGCGGCAGGCAGGCGGCTTTTCTGGGCGGCCGCGCTGCGGGCCTTGCGATCTGCGGCGCTGTCGCCGGTGTCGTACAGATCCACGTCCTTCACGACGAGCCCCCTCTGCTCCAGCAGTTCGACGATGGCGTTTTCGATCTGGTCAAGCATGGTCCAGTCCCGACAGCAGGTGTTCCTTGACGATGGCCGCAAACTCGCGCCGGTCGTCGGCGTTGACTCCCAGATAGGGGCGCGCCGGTATGCGGATGCGCGCGCGGCGGCTCACGATGGAAAACTCGGCCCCCTCCTGGTGCACGCGGCCGTAGATTTTGTTCGTGCCGATAACCACGTGCCCGCGGCCGACCCGGTAGACGATGCTGCCGCGCAGGCCGCCGCTCGCGGTCAAGATCTTGCGCCGGGCGACGTAGGTGGCAAAGCGCTTGGTCAGCTGCCCTTTCTTGGTGTACTTTTTGCCCCGGTGGCTGCCGTAGATGGTGCGCAGCTTCAGCGGCGCCCAGGGCTTGCCCTCCGGGTCGTGCTCGCCGGTAAAGCGCTTGTCGGTCTGAACGAGCATGTATTCGCCCATGCTTTCGAGCGCCGGCGCCATGTTCTCGGCGTGGCGGGCGAACTTTTGCATCAGCGCGCGCACGTGGCTGTCGTCCAGGGTGACCCTTGTCGCGATGCCGGCCATCAGTATTTCTCCATCGTGTCCGAACCGAATATTTTGGTCCGCGTGGACAGCTTGGCGGCCGCGGCCGTGGTCTCGGCCGGGGCCGCCGGCGCGGGCGACACGCCCAGGGTCACATCGCCCTTGGCCGCCGCGCGCAGGAAGGCCACCGCGTTGTTGTAATCGCGCAGCCGGTCATCGGGCGCGCCGTGCCGCCCCTGGAACAGGTTGTAGACGGCGATGGCCACCGCCGTTTTGCGGATCATGGCCGGCACGGGGTCGAAGGGCACCTTGTAAAGCCGGCCGCAATAGCTGTCGATCTCGGCGTCGGCATCGTCGATGGCCCGACCGGCCCTGGCGGTGTCCACCACCCCGACGCCGTCATCGTCGGTGATGGCGATCAGCTCTTCCTCGGAGATCTTTTCCAGCAGATCGTCAAGGGTGCAGTAGGCCATCTGTTAGGACTCCCTGGGCGGCTCCATCGATTTGCTCACGAAAAGATCGATCAGGTCCGCTTTCCTGGCGCCGGACGGTATGTCAACGCCCAGCTTTTCCAGCTCCTCGGTCAGTTGAGTGACGGTCATGGTGCGGTCCAGGTCTTTTTTCATCTGCGCCTCGGCCTCGGCCTCGCTCGCTGCGCCGGTTTTGCTGCCGATGTCCTTGGCCGTGGCCTTTCCCTTGGCGATGAGGCGCTGGGCCTCCTCTTCGGGCAGGCCGGGGACGGTCTGTCCGGGCAACCAGGTTTTCTTACCAAGGACCATGCATCCGCGTTTCACGATGATATCCATTCGGGTCTCTCCTCTTTGGGTGTGGGGCGCGCCGCCCCTTCATGTGCCGGGGCGGCGCTTATCGATGTGGCCTCATGCGGCGTTATCGTTTGTCAGTCAGCCCAGCGCGCCGCGCCCCTACAGGACAGTGGCGTCCACCACGGCGCCGGGCCGTTTCAATACCGGCAGCGGCCGGCTTTCGCACTTGATCCAGCGCCCGGACGGGTCGTTTTTCTTCCAGCTCTTGGAAAAGAACATCGCCGGGGCCCCGCCCTCCCCGACGTTGCCCACGCCGCCGGGGGCGTCGTCGTCCACGACGGGCGCGTAGGGCACGTCGGCCAGCTCGTCGCACAGCCCCACCAGCAGGAACTCGTCGTCTGCGATGTAGCGCTGGCGGTCGCCGGCGTCGTCGATGTAAGAGCCGTTGTACTCGGTCAGCTCCACGCCGGCCAGGCGCTGAATGCGGCCGGACTCGGCGATCTGGGAGCCCTTGTCGGTCTTCAGAAGCTCGCGCACCGCGGGGTTTACCAGCAGGGCGTCCATGACGCCGCCGCCCAGAAAGGCCACCCAGCCGGTGATGGCCGCCGCGCTGTCGTCCTCGATCAGCTTCTTCCAGGCGCGGATGTTGCCGATGGGGTTGGAGTCGGCCACATCGCTCCAGCGGTCGGTGAGCAGCAGAGTGGGCTGGTGCGTCGCGTCCACGTTGTAGTCAACCAGCACGGTGGCCATGTCGCTGTCGTAGATCGTGCCCTTCAGGGCGTTGACCGCCCAGAACTCCAGGGTGCGGTCGTGCTTGCCGCGCATGTCTTTTTGCTCGCGGGCGATGCGGTCTTTCATCATCTCCACGCCGGCGGCGCCGTATGCGCGCAGGGCGTTGAGCTCGGCGGTGGCGATGAAGCGCTTGTTGGACAGGCGCGGGGCCGTGAGCGTGATGGTCTTGCGAGTGGTCTTGTCGTCCACCGTGGCCGGGGCGAAGATGGAGATGTTGCCCAGCAGTTTTTCGCTGCCCGAAATCACGTCAAAGGCCAGGCGGTCGGTGGGCTCCATGCGCTCGTAGCCGGCAAAGATGCGGTTGTACACCACGCGCGACGGCGCCTTGATGGCGTTGACCGCCGCGGTCAGGATGCGGATTTTAAACAGGTTGTCCATGATGTGCCCTCCATGAGTTCAAATTTCAGATTTTGGACGTCTTTTCAGACGTCATGGGCTTACGCCCAGTCGATGTCCACGACGATTCCGCGATCCTGCAGGCCGAGCAGGGCCGCCTGCTTTTCAGCGGCCTCGATGTCGGCCGGCCAGATCAGGTCGGCCGCGCGGAACTTGCCCAGCACGTAAGCCTGGGCCACGACGGCGCCTCCGCTGGCGTCGGCGTCCTCGGCCAGGATGGCCCGGGCCGTGTTGGTGCCCGGAACGGTGTTGTCCTGGTCGAACTGGGCGTAGGTCTGGTCGGCGGTCACCATGCCCAGCACGGTGCCGCGCGAAAGCGTTCCGGCAGAGATGGTGACGGGTTTCATTTCGTGGGTTTCGCCGGCGATCAGCTGGCTGATGGCGGCGGTGTCGAGATTTTCCATGATGGCCCTCCTCGGGGATGTTCAAAGCCGGTTATTCGGTGCGCCGGGCAAGCCGGCGCTGCGGTTATCGGTTGGCCCGCGCGGCGATCTCCTGGCCGATCTTGATTTCGGCTTCGGCGTCGCCCGGTTTGGCGGCGGCGCCGGTTTTGGTGGCGATCTCCTTGAACAGCGGACTTGCGCCCAGCGTGTCCACAAAGCCCTTGAACCAGTCGAGGGGGCTTTGTTTGGCCGCGCCCTCGGCGAACTGGATGGCGGTGTCGTCGAGCCCCTGCATGAAGGTGGTCATCCCGCCGTCGCGCAGGGCCGGCGCGATGACGCCGGCATCTACCTTGGCATCCACCCAGGCGCCGATGTCCTTGTCGCGCTGGTCCTTGGCCGCCTTGCGCTTTTCCTCGGCAAAAGCGGCGGCGGCCTCGGCCTTGGCCTTGGCGGCGGCTTTTTCCTCGGCGGCCTTGAGGTCCGCTTCGGAAAACTGACCGCCCGCGGGGCCGGCCGGCAAGGTTATGGCCGCGTTGGGGTCCTTTTCGACTTTCTTCCAGATCTTGAACGCTTCGAAAAACTCTGCAAAACCGGTCATGAGATGATCCTCCTGTGGATGGGTTTCGGCACGGCGCTGCTCTTCGGTCACATCCTGGATGTTCCACTCCGGGATGATCTTGTCGGCGCGCTCGGTGCCCTCTTTTTCGATAAAATACTCCCTTAGCCTTCGAAACACTTCCCCGATGGCCCCCCAGGTCCAGGGGCGCGGATCGGCGAACTCGAAGACGCTGGCCTCCTGCCCGGCGGCAAAGGCGATGTTCTTCAGGCCCTTGACGGCCGGCGGCATGGCGCCCAGAAAACCCACGTGGCGCAGGCGTCCGTCTGGGTAGAAGGCGGCCGAGCGCTTGGGGAAACGACCCTGTTTGACCATGTCGGCGAACTCGGCGTGCACGTCGCGGAACCTGGCCAGAAGTACTTTGCGGTCCCCATTGGCATCCACCTTGAGGGCCTCGACCAGGCCGAAGGCCGGCGCGTCGTCGGACGGATGGCCGATCACGGCCGGCGGTTCGTGAAAGGAGGGATCGAAACCGGCCACGGCGCTTTCGATCAGCGCGTCTCCGTCGTGGACGCGGCCGTTGCAGTCGGTTTGCCGGCCACCGGCGAAGATCTCCACCCAGTCCTCGAAACCCTTGAATGCGATTTTCATGCGTGCCACCTTGACTTTTTTGCTTGTTTCAGCTTATTTTTATTCCACCGCGTGTCGCTTGGTCCGCAGACCGAGGAGCTTCACACGGCGCCCGGGCCGCTGCGGCGGGCCGAGGTCCCTATCCCTATCTTCTTCTGCAAGCTCTACGCGCCCTGCGTGCCGCATCGTTTCGCCTCTTCCGCTTCTTGCGGTATTCAACCAGCCACCGGGGTGGCCGGGATCCTGCCCGCTTGGGCTTAGTACGGCCGCCGCCGGGCAGGCTTTCGCCAAGTTCAAGCGCAAATTTTAATAGCTCCATCATGGCTTCGGCCATACCAGCATCCCCGCGCGCTGTTTGTTCAGGTAGGCCAGGTTGTCGACCGGCACCATCGTCCAGGCTTCCAGCCGGCCGCGCACGGCCTGGGCCACCACCAGCAGTCCACGCTTCTTGCCCAGGTCTATGGCCTTGACGATGCGCTGGCGAAGCACCACCTGGCCGGTGCCTTTGTGGCGCTCGAAGGCCATCCAGACTTCGGCCGGGTTCTCCAGGGTTTCAGGCAAAAACGGCAGCCAGCGCCCTCGGTCCAGGTCGATGTGCTCCGCCAGGGTCTCGGCGTTGACCAGGATGTCGTACCGATGCGCGGCTCCCACCCCCCGCCAATGGGTGAAGCTGTAGATCTTTTCTTCGCCGCCCAGGATGATCCGCAACGCCGCGGCGGCTTCTTTTCGGGTCTTGACAGCCTTGCCTTCCGTGGCCACGGGCTTGTGCAGGGGCAGCGTTTCCGGGCGTCCGGCGGTGCGGAAATCACCGGGCGTCAGGCGTTCCCAGGCGGCCGCGCCCTTGGCCTGCCAGTCGGTCATGGCTTTTTCGGATATCTGGCGCCCCCACGCGGCCTGGCCCACGTTGTAGTCGAACCCGGGATCGATGCCGTTGGGGATGGTGTGCGTCCGCCCCTGCTTGTCGGTCCACTGGTAGGTGCCGTCGTCCGGGGCCTTGTCCGGGCCGCTTTTGCCCATCTTTTCCAGATCGCGCTTGCCCACGGCGAATTTTTTGCACTTGCAGCCCCAGCCGTTCATGGGGGTGTGCGTGTCCCACCAGGGATCGTCTGAGGGTAGCACCAGCCCGTCCCAGGCCAGGTGTTTGGGCCGCGGGTTGATGCTGTCGCCGTGGCGGTAGAGACTGTAGGGCTTGAGCTTCTTGAGGCCCGGCGCGTTGATCTGCGCCTCCCTGCCGGCGTTGTAGGCCTGGCGGATGTTGGTGTCGTAAATCACCCGGGTGCGCCAGCCGCGGCCGCCCTTGTAGGCCCAGCCGTGCTTTTGCACCAGGGCGTCGAAGTCCTTGCGGAATTGCGCGATGGTGGTGCCCTCGGCGATGGCCTTGTCCACGGCGCCGCGCAGGTCGCACAGCAATTCGTCCTTCATGGCCCCGGCGCTCATGAACCCGCGCGCGTGCATGCCCTGCCACAGGTCGTTCCAGCGGCGCGTGGGGATGTTGACCTTGCCGCGGAAAAACGCGATGGCTTCGTCAAATGGCAGGCTGGCGTATTGGGTCTGAGCGGCCATTACAGGTCCACTCCCTGGGCGATTTCATAGCGGCCGGCCAGCTCGGCGGCGGCCAGGGCCTGCTGCATCAGGTCGCCGATGCGGCCCGCGGCCATGTCCGGATAGAGCGCGATCAGGCCGTCGCGCACCTCTTCCAGGGTGCCGGCGGTTTCCAGCAGGTCGGCCACGGGCGCGAGCAGCTCGGCCATGATGGTGCCGGTCTGCGCCTCGGCGGCGGCGGCGTAGCGGTCGGCCGCGTCGGCCTTTTCTTCGGCAAACTCGGCCGGGGCGTTGCCGCCAGCTGCGGCGATGACAAAATCCGCTTCTTCCAGGTTGTAGGCGCGCTGGTAGTAGGCCGGCGTGAAGCGCACGCCCTGCAGGGAGAGCTTGGCGTCGCGCTCGGCCCGGTCGGCCTGCACGTCGTCTTCCTCGTACCAGGCGAACTCGGGCGGCGCGGCGTTGGGCACGTTGAGGGCGGCGATCCAGGCGAAAAGCTGGTCGAACGCTGCCTTGACCATGCGCTTGTCCTTGTCCACGATATCGGCGCGCACCTCCAGGTGCCCGGCGGTGGCGGCGTACGAGCCACCCTTGTCCAGCTCGGTGGAAAGGGTCTGGCCCAAAATCGCCTTGGACACCTCGCGGTTGCCGGCCGATATGAGCTTTTCGTAGATGTCCGCGCTGGCCGTGGTGGATTTGAACTCCAGGGCGGTGATGGCTTCGTCGTCGTTGATCACGGCCACGGCGTCCTGGACCATCTGGGTCAGGCTGCCCAGCAGCCGGGCGCGATCCGCGTCGCCGGTGGCGCGCGGCACCTTGCCGATCATCCACGGCATGCCGAATTTTTCAGTGAAAACGGCCCAGAACTTGAACCCGCCCTTCTTGAAGGCCACCGGCCAGAAGCAGCGCGAAAGCACCCGCTCGCCGTAAGGGTTCAGGTAGCTGGCGTGGTGGCGCGGCAGTAAAAACTTCCCAGCCGGCAGCTCTTCGCCCTCGGTCTGGTTGGCCATCGACAAAAAGCGCAGGTCGTTCTGCTCGCCGAAGACGAACCATTCGGCCGGTTTTCCCTCGATTTTAGCCGGCAGCCACCGGCCGCCCACCGCGGCCCAGGTGATCTCGATGGGCGCCATGCCGAAAAAGGGCGCATCCAGCATGTCGGTGACGACCTGGTAGACGTCCATGTCCGCCATCACCTCATCCGCCAGCGAGGCGGCGGTCTTGTCGGCCCGGCTGTCGCCACCGGCGCGCACCTCCCACTCGCACGACAGGGCGCCGGATTTGCGGCTGTCGTAGCAGCTCCACACGTGGGCGTCGGCCAACAGTTCGCGGTAGACGGACAGATCCAGGCCGAGCTTGGCCAGGACCGGGTCCGGGTCGGGCAGGAAGCCGAACAGGCCCCACCAGTCCATCGACCGGCTGCGCACGGCGATTTCGGTATCCAGGACGCCTGCGCCCTTGTCGATGTCGATGGATTGGGTAGGTGATATCCAGAGCTTCAAGCGCATCTCCTAATAGGCCCCAAGGCTCGCGCCGAGGGCTTCGTGGTACTTTTCGGTCTGCCCGCTCATGGTGCGGGGGGCGGCGCTGATCACCCGCGGCATCACGGCCACATCGCTGCGGCTGCGAAAGTCCGCCAGCAGGCCGGCGATGGCGCTGTCGCCGTGCCGTTCGCCCGCCTTGTCCGTTTTGCCCTGCGGCACGCGCGGCACACCACGCATCAGCTTAACCGCCCGGTGATCCTCCAACACGTCATCGTGCCGGATGATGGTCGTGGTGCGGTCCTCGAAGCCGGCCTTGTATTTCGGGAACTCGTCGCGGTACCACTGCTCGGTGAAATGGACCTGGTCGACCATCAGATCGCCCCAGGCATCGCGCGCCTCTTCGGCCACGAACCCTCCGTTGCCCCCTGCGTCTATGGCGCAGCCGCCGAATCTCGGCAGGCCGCATCCCACGGCCAGCATGACCTGGGCTTGCTGGCGGTAGGGCACGTTGTGTAGTTCGACCAGAAACGGCCAGCGCTTGTGAAGGGTTTCGCCGATCTCCAGGGGCACGATGTCGGTCATGTCGCCGGATCTGGCAAAATCCATCCCGAAGACATGCCGGCGCTGCGGATCCAGGCGAAACAGCTCGGGCTGCAGCACGTCGGCGACCCAGTCGCCCATCTCGGCGCGCCGCTGCGGCTCCGGGGCCAGGTTGAATGAACGGCTGCCGTCGAACCGTAAAAGCGGGCCTTCGGCCATGCAGGCCTCCACCAGTGCCCTGGGCAGGTAGGCGCCCCCGCCGTAGGCCGGGATGACGAACAGCTCCTCGTCCTCGTTGGGGTGGTAGCGCCGCACCAGGGCATCTCGCCACTTCTGCTGCGCATCGGGGCTCCACGGCTGACCGGTCACCTCGCAAATCCGCCGGTACAGACCCTCTGCCAGGGCATCGTCCAGCGTCACCCGGTGCACGGCATAATCGTTTTTGCCCGCCCGGGCATCCTGGACGATGCCGTTGAAGGGGTTCTCGTCGCCGTTGTGGGTGCTGATGATATGCACCGAGCCGCCCCACATGGTCATGGCCAGGGCGGCTTTCAGCACCTCCTCGATGTCGTCGACGAAGGCGGCTTCGTCCACCACCAGGCGCTCCCGGGGTCGCCCCTTGCTGCGCAGGTTGCGCGGGTTGCTCGAAAACGTCTTGATGTGATGACCGCTGCCGAAGGGGATGTCGTAGACGTGGATATCGCGGCCGTCGTCGCGCGTGAGCACCTGCTCGCCGATCTCGCCTGCGGCCGCGTGAAACGCCCTGGCCCACGTAGCGGCGTCCTGGATGAAGCCGGACGTCATCTCCTTGTCGTAGGAGATGTAGTACACATTGGCGCCCCGCTCGGCGTCGGCGGCGTGCAGCACGGCGTCGGCCGCCTCGGCGTATGACAGCCCGATGCGGCGGCTTTTTTCCATGATCTTCACCGGCCGCTTGTCTTCGATCCAGCGGCGCTGGTATGGCAGCAGGATGGCGCTCATGCGGAAAGCTCCTGCATGATGGCGGCCCGCAGGGCGTCTATGGTCGCGACGCTGGCGCCCTGTTTTTTCGCTTCGGCCTCCACTGCTTTGGCGGCGGCGGCCTGGGCCTGTTTTCGGATCTGCTCTTCCACCCGGGCGTTCTTCTCGGCGGCCTGCTCCAGTCTGTGAACGGCGATCGCCAGGTTCTTGAGCATCTTCGGGTCGACCTCATCTTTCTCGCTGGCGTTCATGGCGGCGCGAAAGGCAAGGTTGCGCACGATCTCGTTGAGCAGCTTGCCGACCTCGCCGGCCGGCTCGTTTCCCAGCTTCCCGATCCACATCTTTGCGATCTCGCGGCTGTGGCGCAGCTTGGCGCCGACTTCCTCCATGCGCACCGCATAGCGGTTGACCGCGCTCTTGCTCAGCCGGTCGGGATGCCCTTCATCGGCCAGGATGGCATTGATGCGCGCCGTCGCCTGCAGCTGGGTCACGCGCGGATCGCGCAGCAGCTCCTGCAGCCGGGTGCGGATATCGTCCGGCAGCCGATCGATGGATGAAGGTTGCTGTTTGGCCATCGCTTATCCTTTGGGCCTCGGGGCCTTGACGCCGTCGATACGGCTGCGCCCTTCGGCCACGTCGGCGCCCCGGCCGGTCAGCCGGCCCACCAGCACGCCGTGGACATCCTCGACCCGGATCAGCCCCTGCTCTTCGAGCCAGCGCATCTCCGTTCGCACCCGGTCACGGGAAACCGTATGACCGAACATCTCCAGCACGGA